GATAAATGAGTTGTTGTTGGAGTGATGTATCTTCAGGCCATCATTGCTTGTTCCAACGTAAATATTATCAGTATCAGCTATAACAATATCGTTTCCGTTGCTTTGCAAGTCACCGCCAAGCTGGGGACTGCTGTCCTCGACTACGTTGCCAATGCCAGCAGTAATAGATGCCCAAGCACTGCCTGTGTAATACTTCAAAGCATTGTCTGATGTATTGTATGCCAGATCACCTGCATCAAGGCTGCTGCTAGGATCACTTGAGCCTACACGGTAACGCTCTGCAAAGCTGTTTACGCCGCTGATGTTAGTAGCAACTGTGTTTACATTAGCTATTGAGCCACCAACATTATTGACATTGGTAATCGCTCCAGCAACAGTGCTTACATTTGATGCTGCTCCAGCAACCGTTGTTACATTAGACGCAATGCCAGCGACAGTGGTTACATTAGCTGCAATCCCAGCTACAGAATTTATGTTGCTTGCGTTGCTTACAACAGCGTTGATGTTAGAAGCATTACTGACTGCTGCGTTAATGTTAGACGCATTGCCAGCTACAGACGTTACATTGGCAGCGATATCTTCTACAGCAGCTACATCGCTGCTTATTCCAGCTACAGCCGTTACATCACTGGATATGCCAGCTACTGTGTTTACGTTGCTAACAGCCCCAGCAACGGTGGCAAGATTATTAACATTGGTGGTGGTTGCGATTGTGTTGAGGTCAGACACAAAGTCAGATGTAGCAAGCAGATTCAAGTCTGTAACAATATCGGATGTGGCAAGCGTGTTGATGTCACTTACAATATCGCTTGTAGCCAGCGTGTTCAGATCAGAAACGATATCACTGGTAGCTAATGTATTAAGATCGCTAACAATGTCGCTGGTTGCCAATGTATTGATGTCATTGATTACATCTGTAACAGCCAGAGTATTTAGATCAGATACAAAATCGCTTGTAAGCAAGCTAGCCTTTGCAGCAACGCTGGTTATCTCAGATTCTTTGCCAGCAACTGTATTAATATTTGTTGCATTACCAGCTACAGAGTTGATATTCGATGCGTTACTAGCAACAGAAGTCACGTTGCTTGCAATCCCTGCGACAGTAGTAACATTGGCCTTGATAGCAGCAAGGTCAGATATAGCGTCAGTTGCTATTGTGCCGTCCTCGATGTCAGCAAGAGCAGCTATGTCAGCAGAAGCAGCAGATACAGTTTGAACATCTGAGATGCTAGGGCCAGCTTCAGGAACGCCTGTTGTAGCGTTAAATGCTAGAGTTTTACTTTTACGGGTATCCTTATTGGGCAGCTTTAGATCAACAGTCTCATCAGAGTCAGAAAGCTGCAAGGTTCTGCTAAATGATGTCTCGTTTTGCTGAGCTACAGCAGTGAGCTTATCAAGCTCAGTATTGAGAGAGGCAACATTAAATGGGCCAGAAGTAGGAAAGTCTGTAGTTCTTGTAATTGGTATGTCACGAAAGATAGTTGTCTTTGTCGTGTTTGCATAACTATCTCCAAGAGTGATGTGACCACCAGAAAACCCGTCATCTACAGCAGTACCAGTAACAGCAAAAGTTCCTGTTCCAGTTCCTCTGGAAAGAGTCGTATCTACACCCGATGCGTTTGTAACGACAACCTTGATGTCATCCAAAGCAAAGAATGGAAAGTCTATTGTCAGTTGAGTCGAGTTAGCAGTTATAGCCTGCGTATACTGAACTCTAGCGTCATTATCTGCAATCTGTATAGTAGCCATAACTCTTTATCCTTTATTGGCTTAACAAGGTAAATTCACTTTACTTTCCATACGCCCAATCAAAAAACGGGTCAGAAACAGGATGATTACCAAAAGGGGTGATAAATCTTCCGCTTTGAAGGGTTTTCTGGTCTGCCTCACCAGTTATTACATCTGTCATTATTGATGCAGCCGTAGAGATATTGCCTGCTGTTGGGCCAAGGACTGCATTTAACTTGGCTCCTGTAGGCATTTGAAACCTTCTATCATCAACAGTTGCTGGCCTTAACCCAAGCCTGTTGTTGCTTAGCTTCTCTACAGCATTATTAACGTCCATAAAAAAGCCAGTTATGCCACTGCGGTCTATAGCATTGATAAGTTTCTCATCAAATGTTTCTTTTCTATCAATGCCGTACTGCGCTCTTTTAAGCTCATTAACCATAGCGCCAAGGCCAACAAGAAGAAATGCACCTTGCCAAAATGCACCATCTCTTTCTTGCAAACCAGAGGTAAGCATACGAACATTGGCAGCCTGTCCATATGATTTAAACTGAGTAACCATGGAGCCAAGTTCAGTAGATGTCCACAAAGCCCTATCTCCGGCTCCTGGAGTAATGATTATTCTTTCAACATTCTGGTTTAGAGCATTTCTAAACTGCAATCTCATAGTAGAATCTGTCCAAAGCTCTGTATTAGGCATCCATTGACCGTCAACCTGTTCTCCAAATCGGTCAATCATTTGCTTCATACGCATATGACTTTGTTGATCTATGCCGTTTTTTAACAGCTTTTCTTTGCTTGCTTTAGGAAGATTTTCCCAAGGCTGCATAATAGCTTCAGTCATACGCAACATTGTTACGTTTCCTGAAAACTCTTTCATAACCTGATTCCAAATGTTTAATCCATTAAGGACAAACATTGCAGAAGCGCTAGCGTTGAGTATTCTCTCAAGAGCAAATCTGTTTCCAAATATATCGCCAACATCAGCAAATGCTTGCGCTCTCAGGCCTAATGTAGCATCAGCAGCCACAGCAGCAGCAGATAACTCTTTTCTACTTAACTGCTTAATTAAAGATGATTGGTTGGCAAAAGCTATTTTTAAACCCTTTTCATAAGATTGCTTAAAGCCCTCAACCATAACAACTCTTGCAGCGTCAGGGATCGAAGAGACCATAGCGCCACCCATGCCCACAATAACATTGAAAGATTTCATGCTTCTAACGAATCTACTGCTTAATTGATGAGGATCTTTAGATGCACCATATGTTCCACGAAGCCTATCTCTTAAACCCCTAACATCTCTAAGATCGTTTTCAAGCTGCTTTCTGAGAGCTTGTTTGGCCTCAACGCCACCTGCCTCGTCAATAAGGCGTGTATATTCAGATATGATGTCATCTATAGTAGATTTCATATCAACGCTGCCAAAACGTCTTGCAATCTCTATGTCCATGCCCATAGTTCTTGTGTGGTGTTTAAGCAAAACCTCAACATCACTCTCAAGAAACTCTTCTATAAGATCATCGGGTATTTCAAATGTTCTAGCTTTTGCACCTGATGCACTCATTAAGTCATCAAGGTCTCCATTATCTAAACCAAGATAGGGCCTTGATTTAGTAACAGAGTCAAATACCTCATCAGCAAACTGCTGCGCTTCACGCTGACTCATGCCCTTAGTTGAGATAGCCCAAGACCTTACAATAGAAATAAAGCGTTGCGGATCGTTCATAATTTTATCAATCCTATAGAGACGAGGAAGATAACTTGCAGCGGTGTTAACTGAGACCCCCTGACTTCTAACTTTATCTAGCTGCTTTGTGAGTGTTCTTACAGCAGCTTCATCTCCAGATCTTTTAGCAATCTCTAAAGATCTCTGTATTTCAGCCTCAAAAAGCCTGACCTCTTCTGCTTCTTTCTTTATCATATTAAGCTGTTTTCTTGCGGCTTGAGCTGCTTGAGTAACATATGGAGATGCAGCATCACCGATGTCATCAACATCATTTCGACGCATAGCTTTTCCAATACGAACCCTAAAATCAACCTCAGACAAATGAGACAGACCAGAAGAAAACTTATCTTTTGCCTGAACACCTATAACTTGGAAAGACCTAACGATATCGCTTTCACTAGCAACTTTTCCCCTATAAGCAAGATAAGCTGTATCCTGCTCTCTTATCGCAGCTAAAAGATCTGAAAGATATTTTGTTCTAAATGTGGTTTCTACAGACTGAGACATACTCAACTCCTCATCCACTCTTTTAGTCATTATGCCACCCATATCTACCATTTCACCAGCAATCCCCCTTACAATAGGGTTGCTGCTTTTCAGCATTCTGTAGACAGGGTTAAATCCTAGCTTTTCTATTTTTACTCCAGTTTCTTTAGCGGCATCTCTTTCTATTGTGTCGTAAGCAGTTTGCCTCGCCCTTTCTGGGCTAGCCGCAGCTCCAGCAGATTCATAAGTATCTGAATACTTTTTTTCAAAAGCTTTATCTCTAGACAAAGATCTGGATGTTGCAGCCCTCGCAATAGTAGGGCCAAAAGCTGTATTTACAGTGCCACCAATGCTGCTTACAAGAGCGAGAGCCATAACACTATCAGTTATAGTTTTATCTTCCCTAGCAGCTTGCAATGCCATTTGTTCTGGCAAAACAGTTGCCATAGAAAAAGCAGCTCCAGACATAAATCTTTTAGAAGCGGATGCAGCTTTCATAAATCTTAAGGGTGCTATAGGCAGTACAGAAGATGGGGTTAATAATGCGGCTCCTATCTCTGCAAAAGCAGAATCAGAAGATGAGAGTATGTCTATGTCAGCACGCTCATCTTGTAACTTTTGAGCAATGTTAGCTGTCTGAGCAGAGTTCTTGCTGTGCATTGTCCTCCATGCAAGCTCAGGTTGAGCCTTTACAAGTGGATCAGACATATTGTCGTAATCAGGATCTATCGTATCATCCAAAAATAGCTGTTCATTAATATAATCAGATGCTGCTTTGACAGGATTAAACTGTCTCATAGCAGCACCCCAAATCTGCTTTTGATTTGTATTGTAATAAAAAGGATTAGCATCTCCAAATTCGCTAGCCCTAAAAGAGCTTGTAATAGGGCCAACAGACTCTATGTCCCTGCGAATCATTTCATCAGGGTCCATGTCTGTTACAGGGACTTCTGCTTCTGGCAAAAGACCAGATTGAGTATTAATAACTTCATCAGGGGTTTGGTCTACAGCAGTAGGTAGGTTTGGGCCAACAGGCTTCTTTTTAAGAAACCAATCAGGAACCTCAACTTCATTATATGGGCTAACAACGGGGCCATCAGGTTGGCCAGCTTCGAGTTGTACCTGCTCGACAGGAGTATCAGAATCTTCCTGACCAGCCTGTATAAGCCTATCAACCCTTTGGTCTCTAGAACTATCAGATGGTGGAATAGCGCTTACAGTAGCATCAGGAGATACAGGTGAAACGGCATCTTGAGTATCAGAAAGAACTTCATCTCTTATAGCTCTATCTTCAGAGAAATCTACCTCACCAGCAATTTGTTCTGGCGCTCTAATGCCCCTGATAGGGTCTGTTTTTATTCCAAATTGTTCACTTTTTTTTTGAGCGCCTGTTTCAAAATAATCGGCTTCCCGATTACGTCTGCTACCGTAGTCATCACCAAAGTTTCTAAGGTTGCCTACAGCACCGTCCCAATCACCTGATGTTACTTGACGCCAAAAGTTAGGTGTTTCAGTAGCAAGATTGCCATATTGAAAAGCAACAGATGTAATCACCGTAGCTTCCCTCATTGGCAAATCATCAAAAGACTGACCAGTTTTGGCCTTCCACCTTTTCTTTAGGAGACCAAGCTCTTTCTTCTTAGCAAACTCATTAATGGTTTTGGCTTGCTCGTCACTAACAACAAGATTACTGGCAACCTCATCGGCAGCAGCGCCCTTGATACCCAAGTATGGGGTAAGTAAATCAATGATTTCTTTTGATAAGCCCTTAAGATCACTGACAGATCTTGCTCCAAGATCAAACCCGCTAGCAATGGTAACGCCAGAGTCAGACCCTTCCGGGTTAGGAACATAGCCTTTTAAACGAAAGCCTTCTTGCTCAAGAATAAAATCCCAATCAATATTACTCATTGCTATAAACCTTTTCTAACTCTTCAAGATACTCTTGATCGCTAAACTTCCCTGATGCCCAATCTCTTAAAACCTGAACATCAGCAGCATCTATAGTTGGTGTAGTTATAACGCCAGCTCCAGGCTTCATAATGCCAAGTACAGGTTTGATTGTGTTTAAAGTGGCATTAATTTTTTCTTCAAGATCCAGAAGCATAGTATCAGAGTCAAAAAAACTTGAATCCTCATCTAAGTCATTAAGAATATCATTTGAAAACCCCTGAACAATGCTTGGAGATAAAAGACTCATTTGACTAAAGAAGTTTCTAACGGTAGTGCTTTTCGTCCTTTGAATAGCAGCTTCGACAATCTTGTTATCGAGTGACCTATTGTAGTCATAATGAAAGCCAGTAAGAACAGGTATAGAGACACCTTCTTCAGAAACCATATAAACAGTATATGTCTGATCTCTACCAAAAACCTCCTCTGGCACAACCCTTAGATTTGTACCATCTGTATCATTAACCATGTCAATAATGCTTTGGTCATATGCAAAATCAGGACGCAAAATACTGCGCCTAACCTCTCTATAAAAAGCATCTGCAACACTGCCATCTGGGATCACATCTATGTTAGACCCTATGCTTTGAGAAGCGGACTTATACCAAGTGTTAAACCCGATGTATGAATCACCATTTTCATCAATATTAACACCAATGCTGTCAGAAACAGCAACAACAGCGCTTCTAATAGCAAGCTGCATACCCTCTTCTGTTTGAGGCAAATTATGCCTAACCATCAAAGCTGGAACAGCAGACTGTAAATAAGACATAAATCTGGGGTCTCTAATAAAAGCATCAGATATGTCGGCATCTGGGGCAATGCTAACTTGATCTAACTTTGCAAGATCAGCGGGGCTTCTTGTTGAATCATCAAAAAAGAAAACATTGTTTTGAACAGACTCAAGAAAACTTGAAGGCTCAACAGCATCGTTAAAGTTTGATTTTATAACCTCTGTAAGATCTGCGCCAAATGTTGCCTCGATGCTAGAGGACATTCTTTTGCCTCCAGTATTCGTTTTCATGTTTGCAGCATTGATCGCTTGCCAGTCTTTCGGGCCTACAAATCGAAGCATATTAAAAGTGGTAGTGTCTATGCCAGCATCCTGCATATACTTTTCTGCTTGTAGTTCACCAACTCCAAGGCCAGCAGTTCCTGCTCTGTTTATTCCTTGTGAAAGAGTCAAGAACAGGCTGTTGTAAACCTCTTGTGCAAGATTATAGACCTCTGATTCTTGAACAGGATTATTTACACTATTCATAAGATTAACAAGATCAGGATGAACAAACTTAAACTTGACGCTAAAGCCTATAGCTTGATCTATGTTTTCTTGTGCGACCGCAGGATCGGCATGATTAAATATATTGCCCTCACCATCCTGAGTAAGGGCAGGAGCAAAGCGGTCAACAATTATCTTCTTATCAGCCTTGTTTGCTACACCATTTCTTGCATTAGAAACAGCTCTGTTAACCTCCCTAATCTTGTCATGGTGTACTTTATGGCGTGTTTCATAGTCTCTAATAGATTTACGAAACTGGTTTAAGCTTAGAGCAGCGCCTTCACCAACAAAGCCTTTTCTGACGAGTTCAGACTCTATGTTTCTAATAGCGTTAGGAGAAATAATATATCCTCCATCAGGACTCATTACATGCTCAAGATTTAACAGTCCAGCTTGACCTTCCGCTAAAAGCTGTTTTTTAAGTTCTGTATTTCTTGTTTTTACAAAAGAAAGCCATGTGCTGTTTTTAATAAGACCTTGTTCATACATGGCTTCAGCACGGACTCTAAAATTATCTCTGTCATCTTGACTAAGGGTCGTATCCAAGTAACCAGAAACATAACCATCAAAGATTTCTTTGTTTTCTTTAAAGATATCATCTTCTCTTGTTCTTGCTGTTGTGTACTCAGACTTCTGGTAAGACCTAAAGTCGCCAAGAAGTATAGCTTTTCTAGCGTCATCAATAGGAAGCTGAAGGATATCTAATTCACTGTCTATTTGACCTGTAGAAATTTTAAGCTTTGTGTTGCCAACAATATCTATCTGGTTTTGCTCAGATGCAGAAACATTGGCATCAGTAACCGCCTTTAACTTACGAACGTGTGCAATCATAGAATCAGTGATCAAATCAGAATTTATGCTAGCATCAGCTCTTGTTGCAGATTCAAAAGACACCGCAAAAGCCAGAGCGTTGCCAAATCCACCCTCTCCACTTTCTGTGTCATAGTATATTTTCTCTATGTTTGCCTTTGCCCCAAGAAGAACAACTTGAGCATTGCCATCTCTACGCATTTGCTGAATTTCAGATTCAGGAACGCCATTTAATTCAAGAACCTTATAATTGTCATCAAGCTCATCTAAAAGCTCTTGTGTCATTGCTGCTGTACCCTCTTGGGCCTCTTGGTCCGTTCCAGCACCAACAGTGGCAATAACACCAAGTTTCTGATTAATATCGCCTATTCTAATCTTGCTTGTGGCGATAGCATTTTCTCTAGTTTCTTGAATTTGGGCAGACCTAGCTCTACTTGTTCTAACCTGAAACTCAGCGTTTACACGTCCAGCAACAGTGCTAAAAACATCAGACTCAAGCTCCTCTTCAAGCCTGTCAAGATAACCCTTGGCGGCACCATTAATGGCATTTGGATCATTTGGAGTTTTTGCAAGAGCTGCATCAGCAGTTGCAGCAGCGTCGATAGCAAGTTGAGATCCGTAGGTTGTAAGTGCAGACTTTTTATAAGCAGCTTGTAAGGCTTTTTGCTCACTAGTCCCATAAGCCTTAATAGCAGATGCGTATGTAGTATCGACAAGGGGAACTAGATTGTTATTCTTGTCATACCTCATTCCAGCAGTTCGCCCTTCAGACTCTGCTTGAATAAGCATTTCATTAAACTCTTGGCGTCTGATATCTGTACCAATAGACATAGTCGCATCAGAAAGCTTGTCTATCTGACCAGCAAATTGCTTGTATCCACTTAGGTTTGGCATTCCTGCCGGAGATACGGTTACACTTCTGCCTTGTGTTTTTCTAAAAGCCATCAGGGATTTCCTACAGATTTTTTACCAGTGTAAATGTCGTACCCCATTTGTGCAGACTTGGAAAATCCTCCAAGAACCGCAGCTCTACCGCCAGCTTTAGCAGATGCCGCACTAATGCCATATTTTCGCCTTTGAGAAAGCCCCATAAGCTTGATAGAGCTTATATCAGCAAGAGCAATCTTTTCCTCGTCTCTTGCTAATGCTTCAACAGAAGAAGAAGTGCCAAGAGCAACGCCTTGACCAGCCATAGCATTGTTTAGAGTAGAAAGCTGGCTTCTCAAGCGTCTGTTTCTTTCTGACTCTTGTTGAGATGCCTGAATAGCAGCCATCTTGCCTTGCTCTTGGTAAGACTCAGCCTCTAACTCATAAGCTTTCTTCTGCTCCCTTGCGGCAAACATAGTCAAAGCAACAGAGGCGATTTGCATTTGAACGCCCATTATACCTCTACCTCCAGCAATATGCCGTTTAGCGTTATGGGCAGTGGCTGATCCTGAGTTATTGTAACAGTCCCTTCACCACTCCAGCCCAGAAGATAAACCTCTTTTCGCTGCGTAATAGCTTGTGGCTCAAGTGAAAAATCATCAGTCACACGCCTTATCAGGATATTAGTCCCTTTTGTCTTAACGCTCAATGTCTCGTTAAGATCGAGGACAGCACGGACAATCCTGCGCTTTTGACCAACTGTTATACCATCCTGCAATGTAAACTCAGGGGGCAGCGTAGTCATAGTAGG